TTCATCAGTTAAATTAATTAGATTTTCATAAGTAGCTCTTGCTTTTTGTTCAGCAGCCATATCTTCATGTAAATCTGCAACTACATCACCTTTAGCTTGAATATAAGTTGCTGTCCATGGATTTGCTTGAATTAACATATAACTTATTTTTAGCACAAGTTGGTAAATATGTTATTATTTTTTTTTACTATCATCCATTCCTAATAGTTTTACCTTATATTTGTAATTATCTCCATCCCATAAAACTTTATCAACTACAGAACGAATTAAAAACCTTTTTTGATTTACATCTTCAACTACATCTATATTTTTATTATAATTCTTTAGAGAATCAATGAGTTGCTTTATATCATATTTTAGATTATTAGTTTCTTCAGTATCATTATTTATGTTCTCTAGACTTTTTTCTAAATCAAGTATCTCTTTATTTAATGATTTTATTTCTTCCATAATTATATTAGCAATATTATCATCAGCTAAAGCAAGCCTTTTAACTAAATTAGATGAAGCTGTTCTTTTTTCGACTATCATAGTTTTTAATTTATTCGACTGAGAATCATTAGAAGAATTATCCACCGAATCTACTGATTTTTTTAGATTATCTATTAATATATCAATGTTATAATTTTTTATTTCACTAATAACTATAGGATCTAGTTTATCAACTCTAATATTACGATTATCACATAACCCTTTTTGTTTATTGGCGCATACATAGTATATATAAGAAATGCCATCTTTATTTTTAGTATTATATTTAATCGTCATATTAGCGCCACACTTAGAACATTTTAATATTCCAGATAAACATGCATTATTATCTCCAGTTCCTGATCTAATAGATTGTTGATTTTTTTCTTTATTTTCATCTAATAAATTTTGGACTCTTAACCATTCAGTAGAAGGAATTACACCTTTATGATTTGAAACAGCAACAATCCATTCTTCAACATTTCTACCTATTGTAGTTTGCTTTTTCTTATTGTAAGTTAAATAGCCATTTCCGTTAGGTTTACCAAATACTCTAGAGCCAGTAGAATTTATATATTCGTGAGTTGCTGAATCAGAAATAACATATATAGGGTTTCTTAAAATTCTTCTAACAGTAGTTAAATCAAAATTACCACCATTTTTTCCTTTATAGCCATAAGAACTTAATTGTCTTGAAACTTCTCTTATTGAATGTTCATTAAGATATACTTTATATACTAATTTTACAATTACAAGTTCCTTTTCGTTAGGAACTAATTTAACTAAATTTCTTTCTTTCATTTCTTCATCTATATATGAAATTCTTTCTGAATCAAAACCGGTAGGAATCTGACCACCTAACCAGCGACCACTTTTGGCTAACTGGATCATATTATCTCTAACTCTTTCTGCTATAGTTTCTCTTTCAAGCTGGGCAAAAACACTTGAGATATATACCATAGCACGCCCCATTGGTGTACTTGTGTCAAATTGCTCTTTAATGCTTATAAAATCAATGTCATTGGCTTGTAGAATTTCTAGAGTAGAAGAGAAGTCTGCTACATTTCTGCTTATTCTATCAAGTCTATAGCATATTAATGCATCAAATTTCTGTTGTTCTGCATCTTTTAATAATTGTTGAAATTGAGGTCTATTTGTATTTCCTCCTGAAAAGCCTTCATCTTCGTAAACAATATATTCAATAGTTTCTCCACTAAAATTTCTTGCACAATATTCTCTACAAAGCTCTATTTGATTTTCGATACTTTCTCCTTTGCCAGTGAAAACAGATTTTCTACTATATATTGCTATCTTCATGTGTTATGCCTCCATAATTTATATTGCAATTACATTTCTTACAATATATTGTACTACTTAAAAGTACATGAGGGCAAACTTCTAAAGCATCTGCTATTTTATAGAGCATGCGTACAGTAGGTGATTTTAAACCTTGCTCAATTTCACTTATATAGCCTTGACTTATATGTAATATTATAGCCAATTGTTTTTGAGAAACGTTTTTCTTTTTTCTACATTCTTCTAAATTAAGTCTTGGATTTGTCATTTGTAAATGCTCCTTTTTTATTTTTATTATAAAAGAAGCTACCATTTATAATATATACTATAGAGATAATAGAGGTGCATAGTGGATGATAGCCTAAAAATGAAATAATAGGTAAATAAAGAAAGAATTATAAGAAATAAAAGTTGAATTAGTTGTTGAAAGTATCTCTGATAGCGATATACTTTTTTGGGTATAATACTTCCAAAGAGGGGTATTGCTGTTGTAAATATTAGAAAAAGAAAAAATATTGACATAATATTGTTTTTTTGGGTATAATAAACTAGAAAATTAATTAATTCATAGTGTTATGGCACATTGAATCCTATATGATATTTAGGATAAATACATATTTAAAAATTAATAAGGTTTTACATAATAGTAATACAAAAAAGAAAAATTAATTCTAAAATAATAAATATTTAGGCTATAAGTCTATATATTATTAAGAGATGTTATCTCTTAAAGAATTATCTTTTGTGTCTGTTATGTAAAGCCTTATTTTATTTAAAAAAATACAAGAACATATGTTCTTGTGAATAGAACGAAAATGGTATATAATACAAATATAAACTTTTAGGGGATGAAAGCATGGAAATAATAAAAGAAAGTACAAGCATTGAAAAAGATTTTAAAGAAACTCTAAAAAATGAATTAAACAAGAAAGAGATAAAAATAGATAAATCAATTATTAATAATATACAGTATATAATAAGAGAATTAGATGTTAATTTCTAAACATCTAATTCTCTTATTCATCATTTAAAGTCAAAATAATATTTGCGATTTGTTTTGCTAGTTTTTTTTGCTTTTCAATTGGCAAATTATCTAAATCTATATTTTTTTTCTTATATTCTTCAAATAATAATTCGGTAAAAAGAGTGTTCAAATTATTACCTTCATCACAACTATTTCCAACAAGCGAATCCGCACTTATATTTAATGCCAATGCAATTTTAGGGATTATATCTCCTCTGGGGATTCTATCACCCTTTATATACCTAGATATAGTAGCTTCTGTAACTCCGACTTTTTCAGATAGTTCTTTTTGAGACATATTTAATTCTTGTATTCGCTCTTCTATCTTTTTCCCTAAATCATTCATAATATCACATCCTTATAACTTACCATTATTATAATATAAAATTATATTCATTCAAAAAAACTTACCAAAGTTATAAAAAAACTATTGACACTTACCGAATGGTAATGTATTATAAAGTTACCGAATGGAAAGTGAGGTGAGGAAATGAATACTAATTTACTTAAAAGCAAAAGAGTAGAAAAAGGTTTTATTCAAAAGAAAGTTGCAGAAACATTAGAGGTTGCTGAAAAAACATATAACCATAAGGAAAATGGGAAAATACCATTTAAACCAGATGAAATCAGCAGACTATCTAATTTGCTTCAATTGAATATATCAGAAATAAATCAAATTTTTTTTGATAGCAACTTACCAATTGGTAAGACGGGGTGATCAATATTAGTGTCTCCGTTAATTAAAAATAAAAACTATAAAAGGAGAGGAAGAAATGGAAAAACAAAAATTAGAGAACTTTTTATATTACATGCTAGATAAAATTGATGATTGTTATAAAAAAGAGGTTGAAGCAGCAGCTAAAGAGTTTTTAAAAGAAAATTCTTAAATTTATAAAGAATGGTGCCTCAAATTTGAAGCAAGGGGAGAGTATGAAAAATAATATCCAAATTTTTAAAGAACAACAATTAATACCACTTCATAATTCAGAAAGTGGAGATATAACAATAAGTGGTAGAGAATTACATGAATTTTTAGAAATTAAAACTGAATACAAAGATTGGTTTCCAAGAATGATTGAATATGGTTTTACAGAATATCAAGATTTCAAAGTGCTCAAAATTGAGCGAGTTCAAAAAGAAGGAACAAGAAATGTTAAAAGGCAAATTACAGATCATGAAATTAAATTAGATATGGCTAAAGAAATTGCTATGATACAACGTAATGAAAAAGGAAAGCAAGCGAGACAATATTTCATTAAAGTTGAAAAAGCATGGAATAGTCCTGAAATGATTATGAAACGTGCATTGGAAATTGCAAATAAGCAAGTTGAAAATTTAAAACTTCAGAATGAAGAAAAAGAACAGAAATTAATAGAACAACATCCGAAGGTAATATTTGCTGATGCAGTTGCTACATCTAAAAGTTCAATACTTGTAGGTGAACTTGCAAAGATATTAAAGCAAAACGGAATTAATATTGGCGGAGTAAGGCTATTTGAATGGCTTAGAAATAATGGATATTTAATTAGAAGAAAAGGTACAGATTGGAATATGCCTACACAAAAAAGCATGGAACTTGGATTGTTTGAAATAAAAGAAAGTACTCACTTAGATAGTAATGGAGTCAATATTACAACAAAAACACCAAAGGTAACAGGCAAAGGGCAACAATATTTTATTAATAAGTTCTTACAAGATGAAGTTATCCAGGAAGTAGCATGCACAAAAGAATAAATTTTGAATAGTTTAAAATGAGGTGGTTTTATGAATAGAAAAATTACCGGAACAGTTGAAGGCACATAACAGAAGAAATGAACCAAGAATATCATAGAAGATTAGCTGATGCTATTGTGAAGCAATATGGTGTAGGAGTAGCAAAAGAGCTTATAAAAAGATTAGAAAAACAATAGAAGATCAGGCTGAAAAGCCTTTAAAAAATTTTTATTAGTATAAAAAACTAAAGACTTCCTAGTTTATTCTATGAAGTACAAATTAAATATAGAACAGGGGATGGGAAAATGGAGGAATTAAAATTATATCCAGTTTCACATAAGAAGAAAAAAGTTAAGAAAAGAAAAGAACTTGGATTTTGGGGAGCATTTATTATTATTTTTCCATGGGCATTACTTTTTATACTAGTAGGATCTAAAGTTTATAGTTAATGGATATTAAATGTACAGAATGTAATTTATTCTGGAATGTAAGTGTAAAAGCAGATGTTAATGATTATAAATGTCCAAAATGCAGAGAAATACAAAGGAGAAAAAATGAAGAAAAAGTATTTAAAGAAAAGAAATCAAAGGAGTTGAGGAAAGGAAGAAGCAGTAATGTTCTCATTAGAAATAGGAAAAAATTTCAATAATAAAGGTAAAGAGTTTCAGATTATAAAAATTTATAGAGATTGTTTTTTAGCAACAGATGAATTTCTTACAACAATTAAGAGATTTCCGATTTTAAAAAGAATAAAGTGAGGTGAAAAAATTGATTAATAAGCAAAGTGTACTTCAAAATTTATCAGACTTAAATACAGATGTTGAAATACCTGCAGAGGTAAAAGATGCAATAGAGAGAGTTACAGATGATGTAAAAGAAATGTTGGAGGTATTAGATGATATTCATTCAAGCTATTCAGCATAAAAGAAAGCTACTAAGCAAAACCGGCAAGTTAAAACTTAGTAACTTAACAATACATTCAACAAGATTATAACATAGTCTTGTAAAAAATAGGAGGGGTATTATATGCCAAGAATAAAATTTTTAAGAATTAACAACTTTTTAGGAATAGATGAAAGGGAACTAGAAGCAGCTAAAATTAATATTTTTAAAGGTCCAAATGGAAAAGGAAAAACAAGTGTAATTGAAGCGTTAGAAAAAATGTTTACTAATAAAAGTAGGAGAACAGAAGTAATCAAACATGGCGAGGATGAATCAACTCTTTATGTTGAGCTAGATGATGGATTAAGTATAGATAGGAGAATAAGAGAGAGTAAAGGGAATTACTTAAAAGTAAGACAGGATGGAAACGGAGTAGATAGTACAGAGAAATTTATTAGTAGTTTAGTTAATGGGAATATATTCAGACCACTTGACTGGGTTAACTTAAGTGTAAAAGAGCAAACTAATTCATTATTAAGTATGTTAGAAATTGGATGGAGTGAAGAGGATATTGTTAATTGGTTTGGAGAGCTACTAAGTGACATTGATTTTAATCAACACATATTATTAATACTTAAGGCTATTGAACAGAAGTATTACAAAATTAGAGAAGAAGTCAACAGAGAAGTAAAAGAACTTAAGGCTCGTATAAAGAGTATAGTTGATGATTTGCCTGCTGAATATAACGGTGAAGAGTGGAAGAATGTTGATATCAAACAATACTATGCAAAGGTAACAGAAGCACAAAACATTAATAAATGGATTGCAGAAGCTAAAGCACTTCAAGAAAACTATAATAGTAAAGTTGAAAGCATAAAGGCTAATGGAGAAACTGAAAAATCAAGGATAGTTCTTAAATATAAATCAGAAAGAGAGGATATTCAGGATATTATCTCTCTAGCAAACGGAAAGATTGAAAAAGCAAATGACTTTATATCAAATGCAGATCATGAATTAGAACTTAAGATTCAAGAATTAAATAATCAAAAGGATTCAGAGATAAACAATGCAAATATTGATTACAGTAATGATTTGAAGAATTTAGAAGAAGAATTTAAGCAAAGAAAATTAAGAATTGAAATGTCACATAATGAAAGAATTGAAATGTTAGAGAAAGGTTTTACTTCAAATATAGAATCAGCTAAAAAAGAATCATCATTAAAACTAGAAGGACAAAAAGACTTGATTTCTGTTAATCAGAATAAAATTTCAGCAAAGCAGCAGGAACTTATCGGATTAGATGAAAAGGAAGAATCTGAAAAAGTTGCAGTTGATGAAAAAGTTAAGACTGATATAGAAAAAGAAGAAATAAGAATAGGGAAAGCAGCAGACTATTTAAAAGAACATGAAGAAGTTGATATTGAACCACTTCAAAAAGCAGCAGATGAAGCACAAGAAATGATTTCATATCTAAGAGAATGGGATAGGATTTCAGAAATTAGAGATAATCAGTTAGCACCAAAGGAAAGAATTTCAGAAGAATTAACTGTAAAAATAGAAAAGGCTAGAACATTACCAGCTGAATTATTACAAACAGCTAATATGCCTATTGATGGAATAAGTGTAGATGCAGATAGTAGAGTAAGAATAAATGAAACTCTAATAGATGGACTTAGTGATGGCGAAAAACTTGAACTTGCAATGAAGGTAGCAAAAGCACAATGTGGAGAATTAAAAGTAATCTGCATGGATAAATGGGAGTCTTTAGATGAATTATCACAAGATAAACTTATTAAAGAAATGTCAGAAGACGATTATCAATACTTTGTTACAGAAGTTGCACAGACAGAAAGCAATGATATTGAAGTTAAAAAGATGGGTTAGGAGGATTTAGTGAAGATGATAGATTTAATTTTAACTGGAGAAGGTAAAGTTCAATTTATAGAAAATAAAGATTTGTTTCCTACAGCAAAAGTAGTTTTTGATAGCAGAGAAGATTCAGAGGATAGAAAAATTTGGTTAAATACAAGATGTAATTCAATAGGTGGTTCTGAAATAGGAACTATTGCAGGATATAGCAATTATGGTACAGCGTTAACTGTATTTAATGAAAAGCTTGGATTAGTAGAAAAATTCAAAGGTAATATTCATACGGTTTATGGAACTAGAATGGAACCACACATTAGAGAATGGGTTCAAGAAGACTTTGAAAAAGTAACAAACGTTAAACTTAAGACTTTTGAGTATCCATATATGATGGTTGATAAGGAAATTGAATACTTTAGTGCCAATATAGATGGTATTGGAATATTAGATGATGATTATACTTATTGGGAAAATAGAGATACTGGAGAAATAGCATATATACCGAAAGATGAAATGTTTGGACTTGAAATTAAAACAGGTTCAGAGTTTATGAAAAAAATGTGGGCAGGTGAAGAAATACCAGATAGTTATTATTGTCAATGCCAATGGTATATGGGGGTTACAGGACTTAAATATTTCTTAATTATATATTTACTTGGCAAAGAAGTTAAGTGGAAAGTTATTCCTAGGAATGATGATGATATTAAAGCTTTAAGAGATATTGGCAAAGATTTTTGGAAGAATAATATATTAACTAAAATTCCACCGGATCCAACAGGAAATAAAAAAGAAACTGAACAAATTAATGAGCAGCAAACTTTAAATGATGATACTGAAATTAACATATCTGAAAATAAGTTATCTTATTATAAAGCGTTAGGTGATGAAATTAAAGAGCTTGAAACTAAAAAAGAACAAGTTAAGCAAGAGATATTCTTAGAAATGGGTAATAGCAAGAATGGTACAGATGGAGATTTTAAAATAAGCAGATTTGAGGTCAAGAAAGATAGCTTGGATAATAAATTACTAAAAGAAAAATACCCACAGACTTATGCATCTATACTAAAAGGTCAAAGCCAATATGTAAGCATGAGAATTACTAAATGTAAATAGGAGGAATTTAAAATGGCAAATGTAAATGGTGGCTTAGTAGCCAATAATCAAAATAAACCTTCAAAGGAAGTAACACCACAACAAAAAATGAGTGGAATGTTGCAAAGAATGTTACCTGAAATTAAAAAAGCAGTTGGAAAGACAATGACACCTGAAAGATTTTCTAGAATAGCGTTAAGTTTATTTAATGGAAATCCTCAGTTTTGGGAAGCTTCACCTACAAGTTTTCTAAGTGCATTAATGCAAAGCGCTCAATGTGGATTAGAGCCTAATACAGTACTTGGAGAAGCATATGTAATACCATATAAGAATACAAAACAAAATATTGTAGAGGTTAATTTTCAAGTTGGATATAAAGGTATATTAAAAATGGCTTTAAATACTGGAGAATATGAAGCTATATATGCACATGAAGTAAGAGAAGGCGATGAATTTAGTTATGAATATGGACTTCATAAAAATTTAGTTCATAAACCTGCAGATGTTCCAAGTACAAAAGTTACACATTATTATGCAGTTTATAAATTAAAAAATGGTGGTTTTGATTTTGTAGTATGGAGCAGAGAAAGAGTAGATCAGCACGCAAGAGATTTTTCTAAAAACTATTTATATAAAGGAAATATAAATCAAAATTCAGTTTGGTATAAGAATTTTGATAGTATGGCAAAGAAAACTGTATTACTAGATGTTCTTAAATATGCACCTAAGAGTGTTGAAATGGCAAGAGCATTAGACATGGATTATAAATCAGAAGCAAAAGAAGAAAAGAGAAATGACTTTAGTTATGTAGATGTAGATACAGTTCCAATAAATGACCATGACAATATACAAGATGCAAATATTATTATTGATGAAAATATTGAGCAAAAAGATATGTTTGAAGGTTCACCATTTGAAACTAACTAAAAATAAAAAGCACCCTATTTCATTTAGGGTGCAAGTCAAAATGGATATATATAAAAATAAACTGTAATTATAGTATATCCACAAGTTAAAAAAATATACAACTAAGGATGTGAAAGTATGGCGAATAAAACATATTACTGGCTTAGATTGAAAGTAGATTTTTTTAGACAAAGAGAAATTAAGAAACTTAGGAAAATAGCCGGTGGAGATACCTATACAATAATATATCTTAAAATGCAATTATTGAGCCTAAAAAATGAAGGATTACTGTTCTATGAAGGCACAGAAGAAAGCTTTGAAGAGCAGTTATCTTTAGAAATTGATGAAGATTTAGACAATGTGAAAATAACACTAGCATATCTATTCAGTAATAATCTTATAGAAGAAGTTAAAGATAATGAGTTTTTATTACCAAAAGCCAAGGAATGCATGGGAAAAGAAAGTAGTAGTGCAGAAAGGGTAAGAAAACATAGGAATAAACAAGCCATAGAACCTGTACAAGGACAAACAGCGTTACAATGTAACACCAATGTAACAAACTGTAACAAAAATGTAACGACAGAGATAGAGATAGAGAAAGAGATAAAGATAGAGTTAGATAAAGAGATAGAGAAAAAGATAGAAACAGAGAAAGATAAAAGTCTATCGTCAGTTGTCCATTCCAATATTGAAGTTTTTAAACATTTTGAGAAATGTGGATTTATGGTTTCAAGTATGCTTATGGAAAAGATAGCAGCTGACATAGAAATCTATGGATCAAAGAATTTAATGGATGCAGCAACAGAAGCTATGGAAAGAGGAAAATTAAATAATTATAAATATGTTATTGGAATAGCACAAAATTGGCAGACGGAAGGAAGAAAAGAAAAGTCTAAGGAAGAAAATAACTATAAAAACTATAGCAAAGAGCCAAAACCATTACGATTTAATAATTTCGAACCAAGAAAATATGACTATGATGATTTAGAAAAAAAACTATTAGGATGGGATAAAGAAGAGGGGGAATAAAAATGATAGATATGGAAGTTACATCAACAGAGCGAGCAAGAGACTTCATGCATAAGCAAATAGATAAATCAAATAAATTAACAGATTCAAATGTGATAAAGGCAAGTCAAGAATTGGACCAAAAGATTTTAGAGGCAATGTTAAAACAGGATCCTAAGATAGAAAACAAGTATCTTAAGACAGTTATAAAATCAAAGGATATACAAATATCAAGACTTCAAAATGAAGTAGCGTTAAGGGAAGAAAAGATAAGAGATATGGTTGAATTAATTGTAATGCAGTATGAGTTAGGACTTCCACTTGATAGATTAATAAGAATTGCAAAGTTAAAAGCAATGAAAGAGGGAATCTTATGATTTTAAAGTTTATGCAGCTTGGAAAGAACTTTAAAACAAAAGAAAATAATGAGAATGATACCTGGGCTGATATTAGCAAAAAAGTAAATGAAGAAGCTAAAGAATTACAGGAAGCAATATATGAAGAAGATTTAATGCATATTGCAGAAGAAACTTATGATTTAATTCAAGTGGCAATTAGAAGTCTAGTGATGTTGAGTAAGAGTAAGTTGAATATAGAGCAGTTAAATATAAGACATAATAAAAAGCTTGTTAAGAGACAATGGAAAGCAGTAAGAGTTATAAAAGTATTTTGGAGATATATAGAATGAATAACTTTATGAGTTTAGATAAAAGATTAGAACTTTGGGAGTCAAGATTAAAGCATGATGAATTAATTTTATTAACTCACGCAATCCAAAAAGAAACAACAAGCTTAGTTGAGAAGAAGATGGAAGCTATAAATGCAACAATTCAAACAAGTATAGCTGCAGCATTAATTTTAAATAATGATATGGCAACAAAAGAGATTGAAGAAATGTTTGATAAGTCAAACGAATTAATTGAAGATGCGCAATCATATTTAAGTGTTTTAAAGGAGGAATATATTATGGTAATAGATAAAATGGATCCAAAGATTAAAGAGAAAATAGTACAAATGCTTAATGCAGGTAAGAGTCAAATTCAAATAATAGGAACTTTATCAACAGAATTTAAAGTACCAAATCAAAATTTGATTGTTATATATCAGAATACTAAAGAGGAATGGATTAAACCAAACATTCAACTTTCTACAGAAGATAAAAAGAAGAATGTTGAAATGAATAAAAAGCATTTAGAAGCTACAAAGAAAAATAAAGAGCTTAAGAATAAGGCTCATATAGAAGAAAAGGAATCCAATCAAGTAAATATACCTAAAAAGGAATTTGAGAGTTCTGATAAGGTGTCAGATAGGCAAAATGAAGAAATAAAGTCAAAATTCAAACTAGTAAAACAAGAAATAGTTTTAAAAGGTGAGTTTGGCACTTATAAAAAGTCAGAGGATGGTGTAGAAGCAGGGCAACTTAAATTTATAGATGTTCAAGAAGTTGATAAGTATGAGCAAGCTGAACAGGACAAGGCAGACAAGCGATTACAAGCTATATTGGACGAATTGGACAAGCAAAAAAGACAAGCTGTAAAAGAGCATGATGAAGAAATTGCAGAATTTAAAAATAAGACAGAAGAAATTAAAGCAGTATTTGCTTATTAAGAAGGTGAATGTCATAGCTAAATTAGGAACTTGTAAAAACTGTGGAGCCTTTGGAAGAATAACAGCACATCATAAAGTTAAAAGAAGTAAGCAGACCGCATTGATTAAATGCAAAAATAACTTAATAGATTTATGTGATCAATGTCACTATGTAATTCATCATTCACCTGCAGGTCACAAACTAGATATAAATATACAATTAAGTTTTCAAAATTTTCTGGAAACAAAGTTCTTAAAAGAATTTATCAGCAGGAAAGAAGTTAAAGAAGTGCTAGAAATTACAGATAGAGAAACCAATAGACTTTTAAAAACACTAATGCAACATAACGGACTTTATGAAAGAGAAGAATTAATACGTTGTTGTATGGGTGGAAAAATTATAACACAGGAGGATTTAAAATGAACAAATTAATTATCAGTGGGAATCTAGTGAAAGATATAGATTTAAAATTTGCAGGAGGTACTGGAACAGCAGTATTAAGAAACACAGTAGCAACTAAAAGAAAATATAAAGACCAAGCAACAGGAAAGTATTTAAGTGACTTTATTCCAGTAGTTGCGTTTGGGAAAACAGCAGAATTTATAGCAGAACACTTTAGTAAAGGTGTAGGGATACAAATTGAATCTCATATGCAAAGTGGAAAATATGATAAAGATGGAACAACAATTTATACACTTGAAGCAGTAGTTGAAAATGTAGAATTTATGGGAGGCAGTAAAAATAATAATACTGAAATAAATCAAGATCCATTTGCAAATTTTGATGAAGATATTACTCCAGTAAATGATGGTGATATGCCTTTTTAATATGGATAGATTTAGAAAAATGGTTAAGGATAAAGGTAGCTGCAATTACTGCATAAACTATCAGCCGATTTTAAAGGATGGTAAAAAAACAAGCAAAGGAAAATGTAAAACAACAGGCAGTATAAAAAGCAGAACTGACACTTGTAAGAAAAGCTTTAAAGATAAAAGAATGATTAGCTTTTTAGGAGAGTGAGGAAAATGAAAAAATATTTATGGATGGCAGTAACAGCAGATAAATATGAGTTTCCAATATATATTGAAGATAGCTCTTTAAAATTAGCAAAGATATTAGGAATAAATAGAAGTTCGGTAATAAATGCAACGCTTAAAAACTATAGTGGAAAAAATACAGGAAGAAAGATTGTTAAGGTTGATATTTAATAGTCAGAAAGTATGTAGTAATTAAGAAAAGTGGTCTTTGAAAATTGAATAGTGTGATACTTGCAAATATGTTATAATTTACTAAAGTTTAACTTTATATAAATAGGGGGAAAAATTTTGGAG